GGGAAAAGTTTATACAAGAAAACGGAGATAAATTATATCAATAATGGCAGATAAAAAGATTAGCGAACTAACGGCAATTACCGCACCTAATATTACTGGTTCGGAGGATATACCATTAGTACAAACTGGCACAACTAAAAAAACCACATTAACAGATGTGCAACACTACGTTGTAAACCATTTAGAGCCTACAACACTAACAGTAGAAGATGGACAAACGTACGATTTAGGTGCTAGTACTTATGACGAAGCAGAACTTATTGTGCTTTCTTGGAGTGGTGGAAATGGAACTGCAACAATTACCCTGCCCGATGTAACTGCTACTAAAAACCTTAACAGAACAAAAAGGCTTATTACAGATTCTACATTCACAAATTCAACTCACGCTGACCTTACACCATTTGGTTCACAGAATTTAGATGGTGCTAATACTGCTTTTGATTTGAATAGAGCGTATGAGGGTGTTAAGATATGGGGTAATGGCACAGAGTGGTTTATAATCCAACAGAAAGCCTAAAACACAACAAAGTAAAATAAAACTTATTATATAACTATAAAATACATTATGAAACCACAACAACAAAAAATACTAGCACAGTTAAGTAAGGAGAATCAAAAGAAAGCAGAAGAAAAACTTGAAAAGGTTGATTTAGCTATGAATCCATCTCAACTTCTAAAATACATTGATAAAATGGATGCCGACTTAAAAAAAAGTGAGCAAAAAATAGAAAAATCATTTACACAATACAAAAAGGCTTATAACCAATGGAAAACAACTTTAGATGACATTTCAGATAGATTTGTCAAAGGAGGTACTGAATTTGGACAAATAGTTAAAAAACTTAATGAATTGGGTGTTAAACCAAATAATTCTCCCGAATTAGTTAAGGCAAATGAGCGTTTAGAAAAGGTGAGAGCTTTATTTACCAATTTAGATAGCCTCTATCAAGAGCCAAAATAAAAAACCTAACAACCGTATAATTAAATTATTGTAATATATATGAAAGCACAAGAAGTACTTAGAAAAGCAAAAGAACTTCTTTCTATCGACACAGAGGTAGAAAAGGTTGAAATGGCACAAGCTACTCTTGAAAACGGAACTGTTATCGAAGCCGAATCAATGGCAGAAGGACAAGAGGTTTTCATCGTCACAGAGGACGAGAAGGTAGCCTTACCAGTAGGCGAGTATACTTTAGAAGATGGCACTATTTTAAAAGTGGAGGAAGAAGGTATTATTGCATCTATTGGAGAAGCGGAAGCTGAAACAGAAGAACCTGCCGAAGAAGAATTGGCAGAGGAAGAAGAAATGGGTTACGCTACTAAAGAAGAACTAGCCGAAGTAAAATCAATGATTGAAGAAATTAAAGCAATGATTGGTGAGAAAGAGGAAATGAGTTCCGAAGAAGTAGAAGCACCTGCGGAAGTTGAGGAAAAGGTAGAAGAACTTTCTGCGGTTGAGAAAATCAATCACAACCCCGAAGCTAAAACTGAAAGACAAATCAATTTGTACGCAAACAAAGCACCACAAACCACAATGGACAGAGTGCTAAGTCAAATTAGTAAATTTAAAAACGCATAATTAAATAAAAAATGGCAACAACAACTTCAATCACTACAAGCTACTCAGGTGAAGCCGCAGGGCAATTTATCTCTCCTGCTTTGCTGAGCGGTTCAACTATCGCTAATGGCGGTGTTACCGTAAAACCAAATGTAAAGTTTAAAGAAGTCATCAAGAAATTATCTACGGATGCAATCGTAAAAGATGCAACTTGTGATTTTGATGCGACTTCTACTATTACAATGACAGAAAGAATCTTACAACCTGAGTTCCAACAAGTGAACTTACAACTTTGTAAGAAAGACTTCATCAACGACTGGGAAGCTATCTCAATGGGATATTCTGCACACCACGATTTACCACCTTCTTTCTCTGATTACCTTATCAGCTACGTTGCTGCTAAAGTAGCAGACCGTACGGAGCGTTCATTATGGAGTGGAGATACTTCTAACAACGGACAGTTTAACGGAATTACTTCTATTGTAGCTGCTGATGCTGCACTTCCTGCCGCGCAAGAGATTGCAGGTACTACTGTAAATTCTGGAAACGTAATCGCTGAATTAGGAAGCATTGTAGATGCTATTCCTTCTACACTCTACGGAGAAGAAGATATGTTTATCTATGTATCACAAAACATCGCTCGTGCCTATGTGCGTAGTTTAGGTGGATTTGGTGCTTCAGGATTAGGAGCAGCAGGTACAAACGACCAAGGTACTCAATGGTGGAACAACGGAAGCCTTAGCTTTGACGGAGTAAAACTATTTGTAGCCAACGGTCTTGGTGACAACGATGCTATTGCAACTACTAAGAGCAATCTGTTCTTTGGCACCGGGCTTTTAGCTGACCACAATGAAATCAAGGTCTTGGATATGGCTGACCTAGACGGTTCTGACAACGTCCGTGTAGTAATGCGATTTACCGCAGGATGTCAAGTAGGAGTTATCGAAGACGTAGTGAGTTACGGAATTGCAAACTCTGCAAACTAAGAGTAAACTAAATTAACCAAAGAGGGTAGGTGGTAAATAATCTGCCTACCCTTTTTTAATACAAAAAAATATGGCTTGTGATTTAACACGAGGTAGAAAAGAACCCTGCAAGGACGTAGTAGGTGGTATTAAAGCGGTATATTTCTTGGATTACGGAGATGTCACTATTGCTTACGATACAACTGATACAGACGTTATTGACGATTTGGGTACTGTAACTGCCTACAAATACGAATTAAAGGGGAACAGTAGCTTTGAACAAGCTATTACCTCATCAAGAGAAAATGGTACTACATTCTTTGACCAAACTTTAAATATCACCTTGAAAAAGTTGACTAAAGAGGACAACAAAGAATTGAAGTTGATGTCTTATGGCAGACCTCACATTGTAGTACACGATTACAACGGTAACGCATTTCTAATGGGTGCGGAACACGGTGCAGAGGTAACTGGAGGAACGATTGTTACTGGTGCAGCAATGGGAGATTTAAGTGGATATACACTTACCCTAAGCGCACAAGAGCAACAACCTGCTAACTTTTTAGAAGGTGCTACCGAAGCTAACCCATTTGCAGGACTTACTGGTACTGTAACGGTAACGGAAGGTACTAATTCATAATAGGATTTGACTTAGGATAAAGAGGGGGCAGCAATGCCCCTTTTTTTTGCTTTAGATTTAACAAAACAAAACATATTTTATTGTATATATATGATTGTTTTACAAAACACGAGCGACAACCAAACTTTTAATTTTATACCGCGTTCATATACGCAGGGTACAACATATACGATTAAAATAACGAATGAAACTACCAATACAGAAGTTTATAATCAAACATCCACATCCTTTGTTTCTGTTGATTATTATTATCAGCATAGCGACACTTTTAGTCTAGTAGAGGACACAATGTATAATATAGAAATAACGGCAGGAAGCGAACTAATATTTAGAGATAAAATATTTTGTACAAATCAAACCGTAGCTACTTACTCTGTAAACAATAACGCATACACAGAGAATAGCGATGACAACGATTTTATAGTTTTATAATATGGAAAACTTACACATAGTTAATTTATCTTCTTATAACAGACCCAAAGTACAAGAGGACAAGAAAAAGAAATGGGTAGCCTACGGAGATAACAACAACTACTATCAATACCTCATAGACCTATACACCAATAGCACAACAAACAACGCTATTATAAACGGTGTGTCTAATATGATATATGGCAAGGGTATCGATGCCTTAGATAGTAGCACAAAGACAGATGAGTACGCTGCATTGCGTTCTATATTCCACAACAAGTGTTTAAAAAAGGTTTCTCTTGACCTTAAAATGTTAGGTGAAGCATCTTTTCAAGTTTTATACAAAGACGGCAGGGTAGTAAAAGCCGAACACTTTCCAAGACAAACACTACGAGCAGAAAAATGCAATGACGATGGTGAGATAGAAGCATACTATTATCATCCTAATTGGGAAAAGGCAAAGCCTAGCGATAAGCCTAAAAGAATTGCAGCATTTGGTTTTGGTAACGGCAAAGAACCCGAAGTGGAAATAATCAAAAAGTATGTAAGCGGATACGATTACTATTGCCCAGTAGATTATCAAGGCGGTTTGGCTTATGCAGAACTAGAATCAGAAGTAGCGGATTACCTTATAAACGATGTACAGAATGGATTTAGCGGTACGAAGGTTGTAAACTTCAATAATGGCGTTCCCGATAGAGAAAAACAACTAAGCATCAAGAACGATGTGATGCACAAACTTACTGGTGCAAGAGGTGAAAAGGTAATCATAGCATTTAACAACAACGCAGAAAGTAAAACAACTATTGACGATGTACCGTTAAACGATGCACCTGCACACTACGAGTATCTAGCGAATGAATGTTCTACTAAATTAATGGTTGCACACCGTGTTACTTCTCCTTTGCTTTTGGGTATTAGAGATGGGAGTAATGGACTAGGGAATAATGCAGACGAAATTAGAACTGCTTCGTTGCTATTCCAAAACGTAACTATTAAGCCTTATCAAGACCTTATAATCGATTCTATTGACCAAATACTAGCAGTCAATGGTATTAGTCTAAAATTATATTTCAAGACGTTACAACCGCTAGAATTCATTGAAACGGATAACGCGATAACAGACGAAGCACGAGAAGAAGAAACTGGTGTAAAGTTAGCAAAGCAAGAATCGTTTGATGACGATAAAATGTTTGATTTGTTGGACGAGTTTGGCGAAGAAGAAAACCTTGATGAATGGGAGTTGGTAGATGAAAGAGAAGTAGACTACGACCAAGAAGAAACGCTTGATAAAATGATTGGACTGGCTTCTACTGGTTCTGCAAGACCTAACGCAAATAGTGAGCAGGATGGAGAGGCAGAAGAAGTAAAATTTAAAGTACGTTACCAATATGCACCATTAAAGGTTGCCGCAAATAGCCGTGAGTTTTGCAAAAAGATGGTATCAGCTAAAAAAATATACCGCAAAGAGGACATAATGCAAATGAGCGCGAAAGCGGTAAATGCAGGTTGGGGATTAGCAGGAGCAGACACATACGATATATGGCTTTACAAAGGCGGTGGCGGATGTCACCATTTTTGGATGCGTAAGACCTATATGGCAAAAGGTGTAAAACCCGATGCTACAAACCCAAATGCAGAGGTTAGCGTTAACAAAGCAAAAAAGGAAGGGTTCAAACCCGAAGTAAACGACAAGAAAGTGGCAATGCGACCAAAGGATATGCCTAATAAAGGATTTGTAAATAAGTAAGAAATGGCAGAAGCACTATTAGTTACTAGAAAAGATATTGTAAAGTTCACCGCTATGAATGGCAATGTGGACACAGACAAGTTTATACAGTACATAAAAATTTCCCAAGACAAGCATATTGAAAACTACTTAGGTACAGACCTAATGGACAAGATACAAGCTGATATAATTGCTAGTACTTTAAGTGGGGACTACCTAGCCTTAGTAAATGAATGGATAAAGCCTTGTTTGATACATTGGGCAATGGTTGAGTACTTACCTTTTGCCAACTTCACGATAGCCAATAAGGGCGTTTTTAAGCACA